CGATGCAGAAAATCGCCGAGGCCGGAGCGGGCGTTCTCTTAGTGCACCATCCGCGCAAGGGCGATGGAAATCAAGGACAAGCTGCACGCGGGTCTGGAGCGTTCGCCGCAACCGTCGACATCATCGTGGAGCTTCGCCGATTCGAACCCGATAACCTCGAAGACAAACGCCGAATCATCAGCGTTATGGGTAGGTTCGGAACCGACGAGCGTGTCGTCGAGTGGCGAGGCGGAGCTCACTTCGCATACGTGGGAGACAAGCAAGGCGCGCGTGCGAACGAGCTGCTCGAGGCGATTATCAAAACGCTTGAGTATGAGGGAAGGCCGATGTCTGTCAAAGAGCTGATCGACTGCTGGCCAGATGATGACGTGCCTTCTAAAAGAACCGTCGAAAAGGCTATCAGGGCCGCCGTCGAGGAGGGAGACGTCGTCATAACGAGGCCAGCCACGAGAGGCCCTAAAGGCCTCCCAGCTCTTTACGATTTGCCTGAAAAAACTTTGGATTACGACCCTTTCGCATTCGATGAGGAGCCGTCGCAGCAGGAGCTTTTCGAGACGTGAAAACCCTATTTGCGTCATTTGCGTCAATTTGCGTCAGCCGTTCCCGGACGCAAATAAAAAATTTGCGTCAAATGCTTAAGCATTCACGTTTTTTGACGCAAATAGATTCGCGGGGTTATTGCGTCACTCGCGCTTGGCGCGCTTTGACGCTAATAACCCCTTGCGCGAATGACCTGATTTGTGTGCGTCAAAAAACGATGGCTTTTGCTCGCGCGCGCCTGCCGCTATTCCGCGTTCTACAAGCCCCAAAAGCCCCAACCCCAATCAGCAACCAAAAAAGGAGCTCCCATGAACCCCATCACACTCTCCCCCATTCGCTGGGGCGTTTCAGGAACGCCCTGGACACACGACATCGACGAGCATCGGCGAATCGGCCTTCTAGACTTTCGGCACAACTGGTGCAGGCTGAACCCGGCACAATGGTCGAGCGCTGAGCACAACGCAGGCAGCTGGACGCTCACGGACAACGCGAAACTCGCCAAAGAGATCATCGACCGTGGCGGACGCTTCGTCGAGGTGCTCATAGATCGCCAGCAAGTTCTCGGCGGCGAGGGCAATGCAGCGAGGATGAACATCTCCAGCGCGATTGCGACCTGGGACACCCTAAAGCTTGCGCTGCTGAGGGACGAAATTCGGGAGGTCAGGGCGGCGATGCCATCCCTGACCTATGGCGAACTGTGGAACGGGGACGAGTTCGGGCCAGGGTGCGGGTTTCCGTGGGACCCGCTGCGAGAGGAGTTCTGGAAAGAGATGGGCCTCTCGATGCCGAAAGGTTCCACGATTCGCTCACGCTTCACGCGGTTCGGGAACGAGATCGCCGCAATCTGGGGAGGCGAGTTCGTGATCGCCGAAGCCAGTCACGTGTACCTATTCCCCAACGGAGTTGCCGCGCATCGCAGGTACCCGACGGTTCGCAGGGTGTGCACCGAGGTTGGGATCGCCAGCACGTTCATGGACTCGCCATCTGCCGTGATCCGGCTCAGCAACGCGCTGATCGCAAGCGGTGTCGAATGGGCCTTTTGGCACCAGCCTTGGCCTGGCAATCCCGGCGACGGCGGCGCGTTTCAGCAAGGCAACAAGTTCATGTACGATGGCGATCGCTACCGGGCGTGGCTGAAGACGCGCAGCTGGCCCGACTACGAAGGCGTGATGCTTCGGCAGGCTGGAGAGACGCTCGCCGCGGTGATCGCAGCCTCATGAGCCGCTCTCCCGAATCGCTCGCACGCGAGGCTATGCGAATCTACTGGCGAGTTCAAAGCCATGGATTCCAAGGCGCGGTCGTCGAGAAGCCGGACGCGCCGGAAGAGTCGGAGTACCTGTCACTCGCGCAAGAGATTTTCCAGCGGCTCTCGAAGCGCAGGCAGCAGGAGGTGATGCGCCGGGCGCGTGAAATCGAGGAACTCCCTTCCTCGACTAGCCGCAAACCGTTCGGGCCGGAGGTCGCGAAACCGCCAGGCGTGGGCGAGAGCGCTTGGCTCGCGTACTTGACCGTCGCGGCGCAGGAGGAGCACCTGCGCTTGCGCGTCGTCGCCCCTATCCCCTGGGCACTCATCAAGGCCGTCTACTCCGAAGGCTTAGTCGTCCATCCCGATTTCGAGGAACTGTCGCCCTGGTCGGCGAGAGAGTTCGGGGAAAGGCTGATGGGCTGGCGACCATCCGGTGATATCGATTGGCCGGACCGCCATTCGCGCGCGATGCTGCGTCGCGCGTTTCGCAGAATAGGGCGCGCCCTGTTTCGAGAAATGCCCGAATTTCGCGCTGAGCGCCACGGAGCGCGCGCGTAGCCTCGCGGCTGAGGCGCAAGAGGGGCAGATTTTCAGACGCGGCGCAAAACGGCCCCCAGGGCCCAAAACAGGCCATTATACGGCATTTGTATAGTTTGTATAGCCGTGGCGAAATGCCGGGATGTGGCTGGAAATCGGCGATGGCCGAATTTCGCGCTGTACGGCCCGCAGAGGCGGCTATGCGCCGGGTGGCACCTGAGACACGGATAGGGGAGCCAGAGGCCGCTTAGCGGCCAATCTACGAGGACGTTTTTTTGCCGCGAACGGCCAAAAACCCGCCTCTCGGTGAAACAAGTAGACAAGGCTATACAACGCTATGCGCGGCGCGTCGATATATGTCTACCGAATGGGCGCCGAGCGAGGCGACAATCCGGTGGCGTCGCCCATCGCGGATGATCGTGGCGAGCTCGAAAAAAAGTCGAAAAAAAGTCAAAAAAAGTCGCCCAACCCCTTGACAAGGCTATACGATTACCGTATACTATGTATAGTTCCCGCAAGGGAGAGTCAAGGAGAAAAAGATGACAACGACAAGAGATCGAAAAGACGTGGTGAAAATTTTGGACATGCAAGCCAGCCGAGCTAACCAGACTGGGCGAGGCGCCACGAGCAAGCAAACCTGGTTTCTCGCTGGCCTGCTTATTGAGAAGCTCGATGAGCAGCAGCTCGAAAACGAACTGACCTCGATCATGCAGTCGCCTCTCACTTCGAAAGAGGCCAGCGACTACATCGATCACCTGCTCAAACTCTAAGGAGGAAAAGACGATGAATTGGACGAGAAACATAACTGACCAGGGCGGTGCCGGCAATGGGCTGCCTCGGAAGCTCCGAGAAGGCTATCAGGTTCAGGCTCCGAAGGGCCTCGCGATCCTGCGGCGACTGAGACGCCGATGGCGACTCGCTTATGGGGGACAGCTGTTCTACGGCGGAAACATGACCTCCGAGCAGGCCAAGGTGTGGGCTAAAAAAGTCATCGAGGGAGTGCAATGATCCCCATCGAAGAAGCCGCTCGGCTGCTGATGATCAGCCGACCGCGCATCTACCAGCTCATCGCCGCTGGCGATCTCGAAAAGCGAGGTCGCGGCAGCCTCTCCACCGGGTCGGTGCTCGCGCGAATGTTCGAGATGGATGGCGACGAGATTGTCTACCGCCCGCTCGGTTGGCGGTTCCGCCTCCACCGACCTGCCCCGAACACGTGGCCGATCTGCGGCGCGAAAACCTATGATGGCTCACTTGCTGTCGGCTCTGATCGGGTCCCTCCGGAGCTCGTGCGCGAGCCGGAGCTTGCGGCCCGCATCGCGAACTTCGCGCTCGCATTCGCGACCCGGTGACACGACCCGACGCCGGATTTTTGAGTTCAATATGCAAATCCTGGAACCGTTTCCAGGTCAATAAGCGTCACATTTGGCAGGCGTAGCTGTGTCTCACGGCTACGCCTCTTTTCCTCCACTCTCCTAAGCCTTGCGAGGGCCGCCCCTCGTGGGCGGCTCTCGCTGAAGGCCCTTCGGGTTCTCCACATGCGCCGCATTCTGAAACTCGACAACCCGCGAATCTCTGGCGACGATGTGTTCGCCTTCCAGACCCATCTCGCCGCCGAAGGCTTCGACGTCAGCCCGTACGGAGTCTTCGACATCGCGACAGACAAAGCGACGCGCGCGTGGCAGACGAAGCACGGCCTCGTTCCGGACGGGATAGTCGGGCCAAAGTCGTGGGCGAAGTACGACGACTTGAGGCGTTCGCAGCCGAAGCCTCCGCTGCAAAGGATCGGCCTGCTAAGGAAGGACTCCATCCTATCCAAAGCGCGCTTCGCGATACGCAAGAATACGCGCTATGTTCTCGGTGCCGGAGGTTACGACCCGAACGCCGAACTGCCGCACGACAAGAATCGCGGCTGCGACTGCACAGGCTTCGTAGCATGGTGTCTCGGCATCGACAGGCGCAGGTCACGCAATGATCTCGTCGAAGTGCAATCCGATGCGCTCGTGATCGAGGCGAACAGACCGAACGGCAACGTCGTGAAACTCGCAAAACCGGAACCGGGCTGCGTCCTCGTCTACGGCGGTGTCTGGCTCGGAAAGCCGCTGCAGTCGGTCCGCGTTCGTCCTGGTCACGCGGCGATATATGAAGGGGGGGGCATGATCATCGACTGCGGCTCCACACCGTTTAGGAGAGAGGGACAAGCGATTACTCGACGCTCAGGGGCGTTTATGGTCGACCGAAAAGACTGCCTCGCGATAGCCCTTCGGAGGGACGTCGTTTGAAAATCAACTGGGAACTCAATGTTGGACATATGATCACAGGCTTGCTCGTAATAACCGCCATGATCGCAGGATTCGTGCGGTTCGAATCGGCGGTCGGATTGCACTCTCGAACGCTCGATCTGCATGAGCAGAAACTCAGAGCGCAAGAGGCGGCGCTTCAGATACTCGACCGTGACGGAACGGCTTACGATCGGAACTCGCTCGTGCCTCGTCTCCAGCGAATCGAGTCCGACGTGACGGAGATCAAATCAGATGTTCGGCGCCTCGTCGAACGGAGGTGACTCAATGAAATACTCGCTCAAGCCCCTTATCTATAGGCAGATTATTGGACTCATAGTGCTCGCGCTTGCAACGGTGCTTTCGAAGTGGCTGCATCCGGAGATGGTGGAACTAATCGTCCACAATGTGGAGGAAATCCTCACACTCGTCTTTTTCGTGGTACTCGGCGTCGATATCGCGGTTTACAACCAAAACAAGGCGGCTAAAAGCTCATGAAGAAACTATTCCTTTCACTCGTTGGCATTCTCGCAATTTCTTCCTCTGCGCTCGCGCAAGGATTCGGTATCTGGGCTTCGAAAGAAGGCGTGGAACCGATCACGCACACACCGATCTTCACAGTCCCGCGCGATCAGTTTCCTACGTGGGCGAAACCGCTCACGTTCAACGCCGAAAAGGTGCAGGTGAATGCGGTCGTCGGTTGGAACACCGAACTGTCCACAGCGACAGCGGGATGGTCTCTGACAGCGCATTGGGGAATCACGTTCGCAGGCGTAGGTTTCTCCGGCGTCATTCGTGACTATCAATGGCGCGATCTAGTAACGCACATTCGCCTAACCGTGGGCGTTCAGTTCTAATGGCGGGCAAACTCTCCTTCGAAATCGACGCAGACAATGACGCTTATCCGGTCTGGCTTGTTCGCTACGACGACGACGGCGAACCGTGCGCCAGCATCGGCCTAACGGAAGCCGAACTCGACGAAGTATTCGCAGAAGCTGGTCATGCAAAACAAAGACTCATTCGATCACGATCCTCAGACTAAAGCCAAGTCCCAACGCCGTGGGAGACATCCGATCCGCAGCGAGCGTGCGGCTGAGCAAAAGGCAGCGGTCATGGCTGCTTTGCTGGCTGGGCAACACAACGCTCAAAAAATCGCAGAGATGCACGGCGTCGACAAAGCGACTGTGACGCGATGGAAACAGGAGCTCGCGCGCGAATTGCCTGAGCTGCAAAAGCAAGCGAAAACGAACTTTGGCGAAAAGCTCGCAGAATGTCTTGCTTCGGAGCTTGAAGCGATCAAAGCGCGTAACAGACTCTTTTCGGATCAGTCATGGCTTAGGGATCAAGATGCAGATGCACTCGCGGTGTTGCATGGGATCAGCTACGACAAGGTGATTAGGCTGATTGAGGCAGCTCAAATGGCGAATGCGAGAGCCGAACTTGAAGGATGCTTTCGCAACTAAGCGAAGCTCTTAGCCAAATCCAGGTCGATGGGTTCCGCTTCGCCAAAGGCTTTGACAAAGCGAGGACCGCCCCCTCGGTCAAGAATTGGCGGACGTGGATCAACAGGCATTTTGCGCACGTATGCAAGGCCCCGTTTGCAGAGCGGCACGTGCGCCTCTGGACATGGCTGGAGGAGCTGACTCCTGGCATAAAGCCGTTTGCGCGCATCGAAATCTGGCCTCGCGGTTCCGCAAAGTCGACGACGGCGGAGCTCGGAGCAGCCTACGTGGGCCAGAAAGGCACTAGGAGATTCGCGCTCTACGTGTCTGGGACGCAAGACCAAGCTGACAAACATGTGTCTGCGATCGCGACGCTTTTCGAGATTGCTGGCGTCGCCAGGCGCATCAACAAGTACGGCTCATCCAGAGGATGGCGACGCAATCAGTTGCAGACGGCGAACGGTTTTTATATCGAGGCCCTCGGTCTCGATACCGCTGCTCGCGGCATCAAAATCGACGAATTCAGGCCTGACCTCATCATCTTCGACGACATCGACGAGCAGCACGATTCACCGCGCACGGTTGCGAAAAAAGAGGCGACGATCGCGAGCGCGATCATTCCTGCAGGCTCAACGGATTGCGCCGTACTTGTGATTCAAAACTTGATTCACGAAGAAGGCGTCGTGGCGAGACTTGTGGATGGACGATCTGATTTCTTGCTCGCTCGCGATGCACCGATCATCGAGCGTGCAGTCGAAGGATTGGCAGTTGCGTCCGAAGATTGCGGCAACGGTCTGAAACGCTGGCGCATTGTCGGGGGTGAGGCGACTTGGGAAGGCCAAAGCCTCGATGTGTGTGAGAGGCAGATAAATGAGATCGGACTTCGCACGTTTTTGCGAGAAGCGCAACATGAGGTCATAGGGGCCGATGGTTACTTCTTCGACTCGACGAAGTTCGGTATCATGCCAGCACTTCCTAAAGACCTGCGTGGTTGGAAGTTCTGCGTTGCTGCGGATTTTGCCGCAACGCAATGCGGGGGGGACTACACAGCCATTGTGCTCATGGGCCTTGCACCGAGTGGCCGCTCTCTCATCGTGCGAGTCTGGCGCGATCAACTGTCACCTGACAATGCACGAAAACTTTTGGATTCTGCACTTGCCTGGTGTCACGACACCGTCGGACAGTGTCGCTTACGGTTGAAGCAGGACCCAGGACAGGCTGGCAAAGATCAGGCGTTGCAGCTGCGTGCGCGTTACCGAATCTGGTCGCCAATCATAAAGCCTGATACCGGATCGAAAGCCATTCGCTGCACTGCGTTCGCGGATCACGTCAATAGTGGAAACTGCGATCTGCTAATGGATAGCGATTGGAATCATGCATTCAAGGAAGAGGCGAGAAAGTTCCGAGAAGACGAGTCGCACGAATACGACGACCAAGTTGATGCGGCTGCGGACGCTTTCAACGAACTTATGAAGCCCGTGAAGTTGTACGCAGCAATCTAACATGATGAGAAACAAAGCGGCCGAGATACTGAAGCGATGGATTGCAGAGAAATCCCATGCGGCAGGCGATCAGAAGCGCCTGAAAGAGTCGTTTACGCTTTCTGACATTAGTGATCGGCATTTGCCCCTGTTTGGGGATTCCGGCGGGCGTAAAGACCTGCGGCTAAACACAGCGATAGAAGCGCAACATGAGGTCATAGGGGCCGATGGTTACTTCTTCGACTCGACGAAGTTCGGTATCATGCCAGCACTTCCTAAAGACCTGCGTGGTTGGAAGTTCTGCGTTGCTGCGGATTTTGCCGCAACGCAATGCGGGGGGGACTACACAGCCATTGTGCTCATGGGCCTTGCACCGAGTGGCCGCTCTCTCATCGTGCGAGTCTGGCGCGATCAACTGTCACCTGACAATGCACGAAAACTTTTGGATTCTGCACTTGCCTGGTGTCACGACACCGTCGGACAGTGTCGCTTACGGTTGAAGCAGGACCCAGGACAGGCTGGCAAAGATCAGGCGTTGCAGCTGCGTGCGCGTTACCGAATCTGGTCGCCAATCATAAAGCCTGATACCGGATCGAAAGCCATTCGCTGCACTGCGTTCGCGGATCACGTCAATAGTGGAAACTGCGATCTGCTAATGGATAGCGATTGGAATCATGCATTCAAGGAAGAGGCGAGAAAGTTCCGAGAAGACGAGTCGCACGAATACGACGACCAAGTTGATGCGGCTGCGGACGCTTTCAACGAACTTATGAAGCCCGTGAAGTTGTACGCAGCAATCTAACATGATGAGAAACAAAGCGGCCGAGATACTGAAGCGATGGATTGCAGAGAAATCCCATGCGGCAGGCGATCAGAAGCGCCTGAAAGAGTCGTTTACGCTTTCTGACATTAGTGATCGGCATTTGCCCCTGTTTGGGGATTCCGGCGGGCGTAAAGACCTGCGGCTAAACACAGCGATAGAAGCGTGCGGAAGATTCATTCGCAACGCAGTCATCGAAGCACGCTGCGTTGTAAAACGCCCAACTGCTGACGGTGACGATCAGGTGATCGCGAATCATCCGCTAACGGAGATGTTGAAAAGCCCGAATCCTTTTTATTTGGGTTCTGCGATGCGCTCGATGATCGCGTGGGATTTGGCGCTGACGGGTACGGCGTATGTGTTCAAAACGAAGACGCAAGGCAACTCGGTCATGCTTACATGGCTGCCGTCGTTCGCGGTTGAACCGATCGCACCTCCGTTGTCACGCGCTGATAAGTGGATCGACTACTACCGCGTCACTGTGGGTGGCGCGACCGAAAACATCGAGCCTGAGCGGGTGATTCAATTTCGGTCAGGCATTGATCCGAATAATCAACGGAAAGGCTATTCGCAGCTGCGCGCTCTCCTGCGCGAAGTGGTGACCGACAATGAGGCGACTGAATACACCTATTACGTGCTGGCTAATACGGGTGTACCGGGCATGATCGTTTCGCCGATCGATCCAGAAGCGAACGCTCAAGCGTTGTTGGAAAATGCCCCGGAGATAAAGCGTCGTTTACAAGACGCAACGACAGGCTCCAATCGTGGCGAGCCCGTGGTGCTCACGTATCCGCTCAAAATCGACGTACCGTCCTTTTCGCCCGATCAGATGGCTCTCGATCAGATTCGAGACATTCCGGAAGAGCGCATTACTGCCGTTCTTGGCATCCCAGCTGCTGTCGTTGGTCTCGGAACCGGGCTGCAACAAACGAAAGTGGGAGCGACCCTGAAAGAGATGCGTGAAGAAGCCTATGAGGGGGGGATATTGCCGCTTCTTGCAATCATGGCGGAAACGTGGACAGTTCGGCTGCTCCCAGATTTCAACAACGCATCCGGCGATTACGTGCATTACGACGTAAGCCACATCAAGGTCTTTCAAGAAGATGAGAATTCGAAGCACCAACGGGTTAGGGATGATTGGCGCGCGGGTCTCCTCACGCTCGCTCAAGCTCTGACGGCTTTGGGGATGAAGCCTGAGCCTGGCGATGAACGGCTGCGCGTCTTCGACCTGACGATTGGTCGGTTCGACGCTCGCGATCCGCTTGCATCTGAAAAGATGGCTGCGATGCAGAGAGTAAAGCGTCGGCAAGAACTGATCGATGCATTGCAATTGACGATGAATTACGAATCAGAGGCGAATGGCTCTACCCGACTTCCTGCCTGAGCCGCCACCTGCCGACGCGCCGTTCGTTCGTCTTGCACAGCGCGTCAGGGGTCAACTATGGTCGCTCTGTGAGGAATTGTTTCTCGGCAAAATCGACGCGGATATATTCGGCAAGCGGGCGATCGAGATTTTGCAGGACGGTCACGCGAGAGCGGCACGCTTCGGCAGAGTGAGAGCTGGGGTTCTCGGCCCACTCGGCGATGAGGATCGATTCATAGCAGACCTCATCATGCGCGAACAGTCGGCGTTTTTGCAGCGTTTCGTCAACGATCTGAAATCGGACAAATACATTGGCGCAGACGGTGAATTCGTCCGGTCACCCATCAACGCGAGAGCGCAGCTGTACGCGGCGCGTCTGAGAGGAACCGCAAATGACACATTCGTCAACGCCTCGGATGCAGGCGTTCTGTTCGAATGGATTCTGATAGCAGAAGACAATTGCAACGATTGTCCGATGATTGCGGCTAACGGGCCGTACAACGCCTTGACGTTGCCAGCGAAGCCAGGTGATGGGCGAACCGAGTGCATCACGAATTGTAAGTGCATTCTGCTGCGCGAAGACGGAGTTTTGGGACCAACCTATCCATACACGGAGCCAGGCGAGGAGCCGCTATAACAACATGGAAAGAAAAACACTCGACTTTCAGATAAAGGCGTTCGACAACGAATCGGGCGAGCTTACGGGATACGGCAACGTTTCCGGCATCGTAGATCGCGCCGATGAGATCGTCGAGCGGGGTGCCTACGTCGACCTGGATCAGCTGGTGAAGGACGGCTTTTCAGCTGTAGGACACAACTGGTTTGGGTTGCCGATCGGCACACTCGAAGAAGCGCGTGAAGACGATAAGGGCTTGTTTGTCCGAATCAAGTTTCATTCAACTCGTGAAGCGCAGGATGCACGTACTGTCGTGCGCGAACGGCTGGAGAGAGGGAAGTCTGTCGGCCTGTCCATCGGTTACGACGTTTTGGAATCGAAGCGTGAGACGCGAGACGGAAAGGAGGTGCGCATCCTCAGCAAGATTCGCGTTTTCGAGGTGAGCGTCGTCACGATTCCGGCCAATCAGGAGTCGCTCGTCGTAGCGGCGAAGCATCAAAACGATTTGAGCGGTGTAACGCTCGAAAAGCACGCAGAGACCGTGGTGTCCATGGTCGAAGCACTTGCCAAACGCGCGAGTGACAAGGCCGCTTTTCGCCAAAGCGAAGGGCGCGACTTGTCCGAAACGCAGAAGAGCCGCATTGCAGAGTTGGTGACGCAGCTCGGCGCGGCAAGTGACAGCCTCTCATCGCTCATTGCCGATGAGAAGGCACTCGACGATAACGCCGATGTCGAGCGACGAATGGAAGAGCTCAGAACGCTGGAAGCTCAGTTCATTCTTCGTGGCATTGGCACTTTGTAATAACGGAGGTAAACCATGGACAAAATGACAATGTCTGAAATTGCAGATGCGCTTAGCGCCAAGCAGAAAGAGGCGAAGGCGATCTTCGATCGGCTCGCAGTCGAAGGGCCTGAAGCTGACAAGTCACGCCCGCCAACCGATGAAGAGTTGAGGTCGATCAAGTCGCTCAACGAAGAGTGCATGAAGCTCGAGGAAGAGTTTCAAAGACGCAAAACCCTCGACGATGCGAAAAGCACGATGCAGCGCGTGACTGAAATGTTGAAGGCGCCTGCCCAAGCGATTCCTGGCGCAGCGGGTAGCTGCGTCGCCAGCAAATCGCTCGTCGATGTTGCGCTGGAAAACGAAGAGTTCGCAAGTTGGTACAAGAGCGTACAACGAGGCACGTACAAAGGCTTCCAGGGCCTGGAGCTCAACGTCAAAAACCTCATCAACATTGCGAACTCTGATTCGGCTGGCGAGCTGACGGTACCTATGCAAACTGGCATCGTGGACAATCCGTTCATGCGGCGGCTCGTGCTGCGCGATCTCGTCACGGTCTCGCCATGCGATTCGGATAGCTACGAGTACGTTCGCGTGACCGGGTTCACGAATAACGCAGCGGAGGTTGCGGAAGCGACATCGATCGCAGGTGATTCTGGCCGGAAGCCGACATCTTCGTTGGAGTTCGAGCGAGTCCAGGAGCACATCCAGGATGTCGCGCATTTGCTCCACACAACGAACAAAGCGCTTGCCGATGCGGGTGAGTTGAGAACTTTGCTCGACGTGTTTGCAAGACATGGCGTCGATTCGCGCGTCGACTACCAAATCATTCGCGGCAACGGCAACGCGCCGAACCTTGAAGGCGTTCTGAACACCCCGAATGTGCAGACTGAACCGTTTGCAACTGACATCGTCGAAACGGCGTTGCGCGCACAGACAGCGGTAACACTTGACTTCGATGACATCGATGGGGATAGCGGCGGCGCCTCAGAACCTACTGCCTATGTGATGAACCCGCTCGATTGGCAAGAGTTCTTGCTGTTCCGAGATGAGGAGAATCGTTTCTTCTGGGGTGGCCCGGCGATGATCGGCCCTCGAATGCTCTGGGGGCTTCCCGTCGTGACGACGCAGTCTGTCCCGCGTGGACGACCGATTGTCGCCGACTGGCGGTTCGCGCGGTTGTGGGACCGCGGCCAGCTGCGTGTCGATTTCTTCGACCAAAACCGCGACTACGCCGAGCGCAACATGGTGCTTGTGCGCGCAGAGCGGCGCGTCGGATTCGGCTTGGTGCGCCCAGAAGCATTCGTCGAGTTCGAAATGTCAGCGGGCTCAGGCTCATAACGAGTGCCAGACGTCGTCGCTACGTTCTATTCGCCAGAGTACGCTGAGGACGCTCAGCGTCTGCGTGTCTCGGTCGAGAGGTTCGGGTACGACTACGACGAGGTTCGGGTGGAGTCACCCGACAATTGGGAGGGCGGCTGTGCCAAGAAGGCCGCCGCCCTCTCGGAGCTCCTTCGCCGTCATAAGAAATTCGTGTACTTAGACGCGGACGAGTATTTGGTTCAGCAAATTCCTTGGCTGTGTGGGTTTACTGGTGAGCTCGCTCTGGCGATTGCGCCCCCCCCTCCCGAAGGAGTACGCTGGCGGGCACAAAAATATCGCTTACACGGTGACCGATACGGGGAGCGCTTTCTAACAGGGGTGATGGCGGTCAATCGCACGAGGCGCGTCGAGGCGTTGTTTGCGGAGTGGACACGGCTTGCGACGGAACACCCAGACGAATGGGACGAGCAGCTCCTGTTTCATGCCCATCGCAAAATGACGAATGCGCCAAAAGTGTTTGGTGTGCCAGACGACCACCGGGTACTACCGCTCGCAGGGTCAGCGCAGCGTATTGGCCACCGCTCTGGGTCTAATCGTTATTGGCGCTTGAGCGACAAACGTTTTCGCCCTGAGAGAAAGGTCTTGCTGCTTGGGTCGGCAGCATATGTTCCGGAATGGTGGGACAAGCACGGCGAGTCCTATCTTGAGGCGGGATATTCACCAGTGTGCATGAACAATGCATGGCGTGCGATCCCGCGTGATGACGTGCATTACTGGATGCGCCCAGCCGATTTCAAAGGTGAAGAGCCACCGGAGTTTATTCCGCGAAACTCTAATTTGCCGCGCAATAAGAGCTGCAAGTTGCAAATGTGGCGTTGCAGGCCGCATTGGGACCCCTCGCTATACACGACGCTGACTCATTCGCTCTACCATCTCGCCAACGAAGCGTTCTTCGACCATGTTCGGCTTATCGTACATATTGTTGGATCGGATTTCGACTACCGTGGTGAGCAAACGCATTTCTACGGAATGGGTACACCCGATCCGTTACGCTACGGCCTGCCTCGCTTGCAACACGCATTGTCGAAGGTGATGAGCGTCTATCAACTGTGCGGGCATTCGCTTTTCAACGCTGGCGGCAGGGGTTGGTCACTACTTCCGTTCGCACGAGCGGATGGTCCAAAAACAAAGGAGCAAACGTACATGGTGAAACCTGAAATAATCTCAGCAGACGAGTTCGCGAAACGGCTCGTCTACAAATTCGACAGGGACTTGTTCAAGACTGCTAATGGTGTGCCATGCGAAGCCAACGATCCTGCGCGAAAGTTCCTGCTCGGCAGGAAAGGCCGCACGATTGCAATTGCAGAGGCTGCAAAGCTTGGTCTAATTGTCGTCGATCAGGGCGGCGCAAAGCGACAATCTTCTAAGCCTAAAGCAGGGCCTAAGAAAGCTGAACCCGCTCTCGTTACTGGTGCGAAGCTGCGCCCCAGGGCACAAACATCAAAAGCGAAGTGAGCACAGCTCGGCCTTGGACGCCGCGAGAAGTCGCTGGATGGCTCGTACCGGGCGAATGCGCTTGGTTCACCTGTCAATTGCTGCTCACGCACGGGGCAATGGACAAGGACACAATCAGCGCAGCGATAGACGCTTGCAGCGATCACGACGTCGCGATCGACGTCGGTGCACATATCGGCGTGTGGTCGAGGCCACTATCTGAGAGGTTCAACCGCGTCGAGGCGTTCGAACCGAATGCTGAGATGCGAGACTATTTCGCAAAGAATGTCACGGCGACGAACGTCGTCTTACACCCATTCGCACTTGGAGCGAGCAAGTGCGAAAAGCGGCTGGTGGACGAAGGAAACTCAGGTCAATGTTATCTCGATGATGGAGTTGGCGTGACGGTGTTGCCACTTGACTCGCTGAAGCAGGCAGGAAAGATTTCTTTGATCAAGATCGACACGGAAGGCATGGACATCGAAGTGATTCGCGGCGCAGAAGCAACCATAAAACGTCACAAGCCTGTTGTCGTCATCGAGGAGAACATTTGCGCGCGGCGCTATGGCTTTGCCGTCGGCGAGGCGAGATTGCTGCTTGAAAGTTTCGGCATGAAAGTCCACAAGAAGATTGGTTGCGACGCGGTGATGACATGGCGATAGACCCTGTTACCATTCCGGCGATCGATGACGTGTCAGCGACCGAGTCGCAAAACTCTGCGACGAATGGCGGGCATGCGAACCTGCACAACGTAACGTCAGGGCTTGCGATGGCGACAGGGGAATTGGCGAATGCGATACTCGAAAAGATCGGCTTAGAGGATAAAGTTCTCGGCCTTCTCGAAAACGATTCGTCCATCCCAGCGGCAGATGCTGATCGCGTCCAGCTTTATAACCGTGGCGACAATCTCGAAGTGCGGATGCCGAGCGGCGAGGTTGTCCTCATCGTTCACAACACGAACGGGCTGAACTTACCGGGAGGCATTCCTCGTAGAATCGCAAAGCTCGACGCGACTGTTTCACGCGCAGCTGCAAGTGGCACCGGGGAGAACGTTATCTGGCAGATGCCGACGTTGCCAGCTGGATTCACCAGCACAGGCGATTATTTTCAGCTTCGATTTGCAGGTCGGCTAACGCAAACTGCGAGCGGCCCGACGCATCGGCTGCGGCTTCGTTGGAGCGACCCGAGTTCACCGACAGGAGGAACGATTCTCGTCGACACGGGGGCGAAGAACGTAAGCTCGGCGAGGACAAACGGTGGATGGGTTGTGCAAAACCTAATGATCGCCGATCAGGGAGTTGGAGCCCTTGGTCATTTGCGTGCGTACTGGCCGACCGGGCGAATCGAAGGTTTATTCTCAAACGACACATATCCTGGATGGGGCGTCGCTGTCGGCCCCGCAGGGACGGACACACCTGCGTCGGCAAGCATAGACGTGGTAGGAAACGCTTCTCGTTGTCTCGTTCTCACAGTCGAGTGGTCAGCGACGACGAGCGGCAACACATTTTTCATCGACAACGGCGAGCTCTACATCTGCAAGGGAGTTATGTGATGAGAGCGTCTTTGCATAACGTTCAGCTTAGCAATAAGCGAGAAGCACGAGAGGTGATTATCGTCGA